CCAAGCTCAGAGGTTTCAAGATTTAGCTTCGGAAAGGCGTTCTTTAGACTGGTCGCATCAAGCGCGTCAATCTCGCCAACGCCGCCAGTCTTGAATATCCAAGGATGGGTCTTGGGCGTAACGTCTTGCGCGGCAAGTTCACGGCCAAACGAGCCGGACGGGTCAATACCGCCAGCAGTCTTGACGATATAATCCAGCACTGGGAAGTTCTTGCGGAAGTTCTTTCTTGGTGTGCCGCGACGTGGCGGCTTTACCTTGGCAGCAAGGGCGGCGTTCTTGTCTCCGCCAAATTCATCCTGCACACGCTTTTCATATTTCTTAACCGCGTTCTGATAGCTGGCATCAACATCAGGCTGGTCTTTGAACCGGGCCTGAATATTCGTCAAATGCTGCGTCAGTTCGTCAACCCGCTCGGGCTGGGTGTATTCAGACGCCGAGCGCCGGAATGATAGCGCCCGCTCCAGCTTGGCGGAAATGTCTCCAGTCTCACCGGCCAAGCTACGCAGCCGATCAGTACGGCCAATAAACCGCTCAAGCAGACGCGACTGCGTGTTAGCTATAGATGGCGTAACTCCGGCATTCTGGATGGAGTCCTGCAAGCGGCGCTGCAATCTGGTTTCAAGGCGTTCCATGCTGGCCGCTTGGTCAATATCGTTCTGAACGTCCTTATTCTCAATCAGTGCCTTGAGTTCAGCCGCGCTAACGTCTAGCTGGTTCTCGCGCACATGGGGGATAAGCGGCTCACTCCAAGGCTGACTGGCGAACAGGGCAGCGTAGTCACCCCGGCGCATGATGATGTCGGTATCAGCCGCAGCCGCCTCTTCAAGCTGGCCTTGGAACCCCGGCAGCGCATCAAGCAGAACTTTGCGCGTGTCGTCAGGCAAGCTCTGGAATAGCTCCTGCATTGGTGCAGCAGCAATGTGGAATGTCTTGTTGTCGTCAGTTGAACGCAGAAACTCCCGGTGGCGGGCCGGATCACGCCCTTCCATCGCTTGAGCGCCCGGTGACTGCATAGCCTCGTGAATGGCCTGAACCGATGTTTGCACGGCTTCGGCTTTGTCGCGCATCCGGGCGGTACGCACATTATGGACGCCGAGCGAAGCCTCAATCATAGACCGAAATAGCGCACCAGCTCCTCCGCCAGCCGCGCCTGACTGCACCAGACCATGCGTCACGTCGGTTTCAGGGTTAATCAGCAACTTCTCACTGAGGTTCTGGAATAGCTGTTCAGCAATCTCCGTGCCGCCCTCGGTTAGGGTAGCCTCTCCGATATTAGCTGCCGCCTCTGGTATGGCAATTCCGGTCTTGGCGGCAATACCAGCCACACCCTGCGCCATTGCCGCTTTCACGGCGGGGGGTAGCCGGTTGAACACGGCATCAAGGCCCAGCTTCTCGGCATAGCCAGTGAATGCCCCCGTTAGAAGCTCTTGAGTGCGGAGAGCGCTATCGTCTGCATAGTCCATTTGCTGATTGCTGATATGTGCCCCGCCAATTCCCTGAGCGAGTAACATAGGCAGTGCGTATTCAGGGGCAAGCGCAGTCATAGCCGCCTGCGGAACAATCTGGCCGACGGCGTTAATAACATCGCTGGTGAACGGACTTCTCCGCTCAACTGGCGGTCTGATTCTGTCCCCTATCTCAGCCAGTGCAACGCCCGGTTTTGTTACAAGCGTGTCGATTATTGCGGATGGGTCAAATATGCTGTTCATTAAACCCGAGCGGAAAGCATCGCGCACTGATGGAGACTGCATTTCTTGAAGCGCCACCGATGTATATCGACCAGCACCGGCCATAGTCATACCGGCCACCTGTGGCGTCGCGGCAATCAGTTCTCTAGCCGTGTCTCCAAGCTGTGCTGGGAGCATACCCTCCATCTTCTGAAAGTGAGGAATGATGTCATGGGCAATCGCCGCATTGTCAGGCGTCCCGAACCATCGTGCCGTAATAGGACTGCTCTCAGCCATCCCGGAAAAGTCGAGCCGCTTGATGAGAGACTGACGTACCGCCTCGGCGTGGTTACGCGCCACAATGTCCGGTGTCAGGTCAAGCTGCCCGGCCATAGCCTGCATCTTTGCAGCAGCATCAGGGTTGCTATTAGCCGAGGTGAACACGCTGGAAGCCATACGATTAGCTGCGATTACGCTATCACCAACACCATCAAACGGGTTTTGTTCACTCATTCGCGCTTCTTTCCATATAGGCGTTATACTTTGCGGCTATTGTAGCAGGATTAACTGGAAGTCCCACTCGGCGCAGACTATCAGCAATCTGCTGCACCATTTCTTCGTAGTTTAATTCTATACCAGAAATGTTCCTATTCCCCTCAAAATAAGGAACACCCGGAATAGTAAACCGCTCTCCCGGCTGGGCTTGGAACATCATTCCATCATTCGACCGCCGAAGAACTGGCTTACCGTTTTCAGATGCAATATTAACGTCAGAAAGCGGATTAAATGCACGGCTGAACGCAGCGCCAAAGCTGTCATCGTTCCTAGTAATCGTCCCCTGCATCATCAGCATATCAACAACCTTCTGTGCGTCTTGTGCTGTTGGCTGGCGGTCGCTGGCGATACCCTTCAAGGCCGCTTCTGCCTGTCTTGTGAAGTCCATCACTGTCTGGGCTTTTACTGCATCATCTTCAATTCCCGCTGTCAGGATTGGCTTGATGAGAGCCATGTGGTCATCAACCATTCGGCGATAGACGTTACCTGTTCCGTCCTGCTGGAGCTTGATAAGCTCCTCAGTATCAGACCGGCTAAGTTTATCAATATAGTCAATAACGCGAACATCCTGACCACGGACAATGCGACCTCTCACATTCTCGAAAGTAACAGGGTCAGAAGTCTTGTCAGACTCAGCGAAGGTACGGATACGGTTGCGGCTCTCAAGCGTCATCCCGGACAGGATGGAAACTGGCATATTGGTAAGCGTTCCGCCATTGTCGATATGAGCCACAGCTTGAGCCTCAAGCTCATCCTGTTGCTGCTTTATCTGCTGGTTAATCAGTGTGTTTTGCTCACGCGCCAGCTTGATAGCAGCCCGTTGCACTGACTGCGGTTGACCAGATACGGCACGGGTAACTGCATCTAAATCTATCAAACCAGACCCAGACCCAGACGAACCGTCTATCTGCTGTTGCAGGTTATCAAGCCGCGCATTCCATCCATCAAGGTACTGTGCTTTCTCAGGGTTCGTTTCGGCAATAGCAGCATACTGCAGCCGTCGCATGGAGATCATTCTTGTCGGGTCGCCACCGGATTGCTCGATCAGCTTTCTAGCGACTTCTGGCCCCTGATTTACCGCTGCATCGAATGCAACTAAGGCAGTAGCCGGAGGCAAGTTATCAGCCCCGATGGCGTTCCAGTAGCGGGTACGGTAAATATCCCTTGCCTGTGAGGGAGTCAGGTTTTTAACATCAACATCAGGGTTAGCTCGGCTGTTTATACCCATGTTTGTTGGGCCAGCGCCGGCGTCGTCACCGACGAATCCGCCTTCTGTTTGCATCACCAGTCTAACCGCAGAATCGAAGTTGGCTGCCCCTGTATTACCTGACATACCAGCCACACCGTTAACAAGCTGCTCTGCCTTGGCTGCCGGGTATGCCGTCTGGAAGTAATTATCCATATTCTTTAGCATTGTAGCATCAGTCAGGCTCCCGCTTGTCACAGCCTCTTGATAGCGGGTGTAAGCCCCAAGAACATCGCCTGTTTCTGCCTGACGAGTTATAACACTTGTATCAATCGTGCTGTTTACGGTTGCCAGCTTAGATGCCGTTTTCTCAGGAGACCATCCATTAGCCAGAGCTTCGGCCTCAACGGCGTCACGCGCTGCATTACGGTGGAAAGAAACTATATCCGGGTTATTAAATCCAAGGGCAGCGGAGTTGGCAGACATATCAACCATCGCGCTGTGCTGCTCTGTATTGTAGGTGTTTCTCTGCGATGATGTGTGTTGGTTTACTGGCTTCAAAACCTCCTGCCTGCGGGTTGCAACATCAAGATCAAATGCCCGTTGTGCAGTTGGGCTGAGACGAGAGCGCAACTCACTGGCGCGTTGATCAAATCCCCGTGACACAATCTCAGGAAGGTTGAAAGCATCAACTCCCTTACGATTCAAAGCGCCGGTTTCTGGATTGAATAAGGCATCATTGGTATAATTGCCAAGCTCGGTAATGGCCTTTTGTGCCTCGGCCAGATCATCCCTCTGGTTCTTGGCGTAAAGCTCATCAGCGTCCTTGCCGAGTTGCTTACCCACCCCAGCCAACGCCTGACCTTCCTGCCCAGCAGTGTAGCCAACGACGCGGACGCCGTTCTGCGGGATAGGCCGAGCGCCCATGCTGTCAACAACGGTTGGAAGTCTAGGCATTAGTAAGCCCCCACTTTGCTTTTAGCTGAACCACCACTCGGCCAATACTTTGAATACAAGCTAGAAGCCCCTGAAGCCATAGTCCCAAGCGCCGAGATAGTCCCGGCCCGCCTTGCCGACTTTCCTTCCATTCGAAGCCCTGCCGCTTGGTTCTCGTAGTTATTGCCCTGATTTTCGCCCTCGAAGATGCTCGACATTGCCCGGTATTTTCCTTCACCGGCTATGTCGCCCACAATCTTCACAACGTCAGGGTCATTCAACCCACCACCAGACGCACCAGCAGCGGCAAGCGCGTTGCCCTGAATTATTCTCGACTTCCGCAATTCCTCGGCGGCACCGCGTTGAGACGCAGCGCGAGACTGCATAGCGGCCTGATCCGCTTGCGCTGCCTGATAGTTTGCCGCCTTCTGCTGCGCCACTCCGGCTTGATGCTGCCCAACAGCCGTTAAGGCCGTGCTGGCTACCATCATGCCAATCGTCAATGGGTCTGCCATTTATAAACCTCCACTCCGCCTAAGTCGCTTGACTTCTCGAAGCCAAGATATGTAAGAAACTTCCCTGAATTATTGTGGCATTTATCACGAACCGCCTTGAGCGGAAGCCCGGTCGCCCGCATGACTTCCAGCATCTCTTTTGCCGTCCTGATAATCAGCCGCTTTGGTGCGTTAACGCCTTGGCGCATGACAGAGAAGGCAATCGTATCATCAGGTCGCAGGATGAACCCGGCCAGCGCGGCAACGCTGCCTTGCCACTCGATAGCCCACGCCCGGAAAGTGTAAGGGAAGCTGGTCAGTTCAGGATAGATTTCCTTTACATCCTTCATATTGGCGGTTCTGATGATGGGCTTGTCGCTCATACCTTGTCAGACCCTTCCAGCGTTACGCAAATTCCAAGCATCGTGCATGGCTTCGGGGCAACTGCCTTCAGGCAGATACGCGGGTCAGTCTCAAATCCACCCGGAAACTCTACGTTTTCGTAGTCATAGGTTGCCCACACATAGTTAGTATCAATCACCTCTCCGCCTTCAGTCCCCGGCAAATCGTCAAGATTGTCAAAGTCAGGCCCGTACTGGACGCCCGTAGCATGGACGTTAGCCATCAGGAAGCTGACATGCCCAACCCGCTTAATCTGCGTCAAGGCGCTGCCCATAGCCGCGCCCCAAGCCAGTTTGGCGCTCTTGAACCGTGCCTCATACCCAAGGCCAGCAACATAGTTTGACGCCGCTACAGCAAGCGTTCCAAGGCCGCTCCCATCAAGTGTAACCTCTCCCACATAGGCACCGTCAGCCCAGACAATAACGTCCTCTCCGGCCAGATGAGAGGCGGTTACGGTCGTCGTCGCTGCCCCGGTGTAGCTAACAAAGCTATCTGCCAGCTTGTTCAGTGTTCCGCCGATGCAGTCGCGCTCAAGCGCCCATTTCTCAAGGTAGCGAACCGTTGAGCCGTTTACCGTCCGCTTTACGCAGTAGTAAACCGAATCCTCAGTCGTTCCCGGAAGGATGAACACATCTTCAACGAAGCCACTCGCTCCGGGTGTTTCCACCTTTACCCAGCAGTTAATATCCTGAAACTTGGAATAAACAAAGACCGAGACAGTCCCGTCTGCTTTCAGGGCATGAATGCGCGTGTCAGGCTGGCGCTGCACGGCAAGCCTGACAAGGCCGCCATAGCCGACCTCTGGACAGAAAGCCGTGATTTCTTCGCTTTGATATTGCAACGTCGAGGAATCATAGGAAGTCTGGAACAGCCGCTCGCCAGAGGCTTGAGCATAGACGACGCTATTATCAACCTTGACGGCATCAATTCTCGAACTGCCTTGAGTAGATGGCGTTCTGATATTGAAGTTGCTATAGGAGATAACCTCATCCAGAGAGCTTGACTGGACGAAGTGTTCAGCGGATTCTCCGCCAATCGCAAGCCTGTTCAGCGACTTTGACCATGAGATACGGTCAACCGGCCCGCTACCAATGCTCCGGTTTATCGGCGCATTATCGCCTTCAAGCGTCTCGTCATAATCGTCATAGGCGTCAGTAACCGACGCGACAACCTTATCGCTGCCAAGGCTCCACAACCGCCCCTCATGGAAAATAGGGACGGACGGCCAGCCGCGATAATCAGACCACAAGCCCTCAGACCAGTCAGTCGTGGCGGTATTACTTCCGCACGGCTTGAGCATGATTGCACTGACAACGGTGGAGCTTGTGTATCCGGTAATAAGCGCATACCCGACGATAGAGCCGTTGGGGTAATTAAGGTTCATAATAAACTCGCCGGATGTATAAGCGGTAGGCTTAACATTCATGCGATATAGGCAAATCTGGTTATCCAGCGCGTCGTTATAGGTTATGCTGGTTGCCGCCGTGTAGGTCGCAACAGAGAACCACGTTGCCCCATCATCCGTTGACCGCTCAAGGGTGGCTGTAGCTACCCAAGCTGATACCGTTGTTAGGGATAGAATGAAACTTCGCTGCGATGCTCCAACACCTGTGACCCTGATGGTATCTGTCTGCACGTTGTCAGACGTGACGGTTGACTGCACAAACTGGCCGGGAGGATTAACGCGGAACAGTGCGCCGACGTGAGACGACTTGAAAATACCTATAGACGAAGTTAGCGTATTGTCGCCAGAAATAGCACTCGTTGTAATGGTAGCCCTGCCAGTGTTTTGCACCATAAACGGGCCGTTTTTTGGCTGATAGTCCACAACAGACCAAGACGTTGCGCTGCGCCGCTCTATCCGCTTCGGCTTTCTCCCATAGCAATAAGCAAAGATAACGTCTGTTGATTGGTCAAACCTGACATTTGGCAAATCAGCTTCAAGCCAAGGCGTCGAAATCGTCATGTCACCGGCAGACTCAATCGTGATGCTGTCAACCTTGGTTGAATAAAGGGTAATGCCAGCAACCCACACATAAAAGTCGGCAGTTGGGGTAAATGAAAGCGAGTGGATACCAACGGCTAAAGACTGCTCGGCTATATATTCCTGACCACCGGCAGTTGTGCCTACCCTCAGTTGCGCCGTGCCTTGAGTAACGACTACCCTGAGCGCATGTACTTTCCCGCTGTCGCCCCCGCCGAGAGCGACAAGCTGGTGACGGATAGCCCGCTTTGTCCCCGTCCCAACAAGTTTTAGATAATCAGCAACCCAGCTTGACGTTGCCCCGGTTTCATCCGCATCAGTCCAACTTGCAAGGCTTCCGGTAAATGTTCCGTTGGCAATAGCGGCGCTGACAGATACACGCGAGACGGGCGTTTCCGCGACCTTAACCCGCATAATGCCGTCTGTTAGCTCTATAATAGCCGTGTCATCATTGGCAAAGACAAACGGCAGGTGATAGGCTTTCTTGTTCTGGTATGTCGCCCCGGTATATTTTAGGCCCGGTCGCAGCATCATGGAGCCAAGAGAGCGCGGCATCCAGTTTGTCTGCTCCTCGGCAGAGAATGAATACCGCTTCAGGTCTTCGCGGGCCAGAGCCAAGGGCGAGAGAAGACCAGCGTTAAACCGCAGGATTGGTCTTTCCTCGACAGTCATTTAGCTCCTCCGCTCAAACGGCCTTGCCGTGCCACCGTGGCGGGCCATAGCCATACGACCGGGCGGGAAGAACAACGCAGGGCTGGCAATGCCGTCGCTACCTATCGCCTTGGACTCTGCCCGCTTCATGGCCTCCGCCGCAGCCTCTACCTTGCGCTCGCTTTGGGTAACGCTAATGGCAATGGACTTGGCAAGATAGGCGGCAACAAAGTCCTGAAATTCCTCTGTCCACTTGGAAAAGTCGTTCCCATAGTTGGCATGGTTAGAGGAATACTTGATATAGATGGGGGTCACACTGGTGAAGATAAACCCGTTTTCGTTCTCGAAAGAGTTAATAGGGCAGCGATAAAACTCATCAGAGCAGATAGACCAAATCTGCACATTGTCAGACGGCAGCTCGTGCGCGTAGTTATGCCCGAAGTCTGGCGTGACTGACGGGTCATAATCAAGGCGACTGCTGCGAATACAGAACTTGAAGGGGGCTTTGCCGAGGCAGTAGTTGACTGCTCCCCGGTTCCAGACGCCATCAAGAAGACGGCGGGGCTTGCGGTTCTCTGTTAGAGATGCAAGCGCCCGCTCTCCAAGTATGGTTTCGAGCGCCTGATTATACAGGTCTAGTTTCGTTATCGTCATCATGTCCCCCGTTAACCGGGTGTTCTTGTTTTTAGCCGCAGATTACAAGGCGATTGCCTTGAGGTGTTCTCTCAACCAGTTTTCAGCCTCGAACTTCTCAACGATGTTCTCACTAAGTACGGCCTTATCGGCCTTTCTTACCACGCTCCACTTGGCGCGACCGCGCCACTTGATTTCATAGTCGGTGGAGATTTCTTCTTCTGGTGAAGTGGCAGCTTGCTTGGCCTTGTGTTCGTAGATAACCTCTACCTTGGCCCAATTATCACCGGCGTTCATCACCCGCAGTTCAGCGACATGCGTTCCGTCTTCCCGGTCAACGATGATCCGGTCAGACATTCGCAGCTTTCTTGAGATATGAGCAAAGAATGAACTCTGGGTAATTTCTTCCAGAGTATCTTCAAGCCCTACGGAAGCATGCCAAGTGTTGAAGACCTGATTTGCCAGCTTGATGTCATTAACACCGAGCGCCTTAGAATTAGCCAAATTATCCTCCGAGTTGGTTGACAAGAGCAATGTAGCATATTTCCCGGCTAATGCAAAAAGAAAGCCCCAGAGCGAACTCCGGGGCCTCCCCTTGACCACGCCGCTTCTGGTGGCGGCTTTATCAAGATCAGTCGGTGTTACTGCCCCCGGCAAGCGTAATGCCGTTGCTCAGGTCAACCGCACCTGGATAGGTGGCGGAGACGGTCACAACAGTATGTCCGCTGGTCAGCTTGGCCGCATCGTCACTGTCGAGGACAAAGACAAAATCGCCAACCTTCATCCCAAGGGCACCGCCATTGGTGATGTAGCCGGAAGCGTCAACCGCAGCCGCATTGTCGGTGGACTTGTAAGTCCAGATAGCGGGGCCTTGGTTCATAACACCCTGCATAAGCAGAGCAGGAGGGTTGCTAGTCTCGTAAGTCATGTTTCAGTTCTCCTTATGAACCGTAAGCAGCGCTGCCGTCGTGAACCATTTTCACGATGCCGCTATTCTGCAAGAGTTTCGCGCCCATGTATGCCGTGCAGCGGGCATAGCTGAAGTCATGCTCGCCGTTGTAGTCCACATAGGTTTCGATGCCGGATTTGTTGATGGCATGGCCGATAGCCGAACGATGGAACATGTAGCAGTTCTCGCTTCCGGCATTGGCAAGGCTCGGCATCTCAATCCAGTTCACGTTGAACCAGCGATAGAAGCCCGGCATATCCTTGAAGTTGGGATCATCACCTTCAAACGGCTTCTTCTGCACATACTCAGAATTGGCAAATTCCTTGGCCTGAGCCAGATAGCTCATGAAGCCGGGGGAAACAGCCGCATAAATCTGACCGTCAGACGATACCTTGGCTTTGCCGAGGGTAGCCTTGGCCTTCGTTACCATACCGATAGAAGCAACCGCAGCCGCCCCCGTGGTGATGGTCGCGCCGGACAGAGCCGCGAGGATTTCCTCATCAATCTTGCGATTGATAACCGCCATGCTGGTCTGCTGGAGCAACGCCCGCTGGTCGCCCTGACCTGCGAAGATGTTGAAGCCAGTGAGCTGCGGCTTGTCATGCCATTCAGCCAAGGTGCAGGAGTTCTGCGTCTTGTTGTCGGCACGACCGGGGATAAGACCGTCAGCGCCGCGAGTGACGGCATTAGCACCGCCCGAATCGACGACGAGGAAGGTAGCCGTATTACCCTTGATAACGGCTTCGGTGGTTACGGAATCACGCAGGAGTGACTGGCGCTGTTCAAAGCCCTTCACAAACTCCTGACGATATTGGGTCTGGAACGCAGTTGCAGACATGATAATACCTCATAAGTTGCTGTTGAAAGCAAGCAATCAGGGGTATCCGTCATGTCTTTCGCGGGGTGCCGACAAGCGGGCCGCGACGAGAACACTATGGGCCTTAGCCGCTAAGTGTGCCGACACCATGCCAGCGGTGTTATAATATCACAGCTTTAATACAATTTGACCGGGCTGATAGCTTGTGGCACACTCTGGCAAAACAAGAACAGACGGGGCAGCTAATGGCAGAAGAAAAGATAACAGTTTCTATCAAAGAAGCCGCAAGAATGACCAGCCTGAGCGTGAGGACGATCTACCGGGCGATAAAAAGCAAGCGTCTTCCCGTTGTGCGCTTCGGCAGCCGTGTGCTGGTCAGGAAGTCTGATCTTGATGATATGCTAAACAAAGGAGAGTAAAATGTATGCTTGGATGTTAGTTCTTGCTCTAGGAACAACACATAATGGTCAATTAGGAGGAATGCCCCCAGTAACGATCTATATGCAGAATCGCGCAGCTTGTGAGGCGGCACTACGGCATGACTATTCTGGAGTAGGAGATAAGGGGGCTTGTATTAACATATATACTGGTGAGGTAATCGAGAAATGAAAAAGAACGGCTACTGGTTCGCTTGGCACCCTGTCAAACTTGGAGCGCTCGGAGTGTATGGGCCGGGAAGATGGGTCTGGCTCAAGACAGTATGGAGAAGCACAACATACCCCGTTATATACCAGTCAGTTGAAGACGTTGAGAGATGGGAGAATTATAATGGCGATATAGAAAAATATCAGGTTGAAGTCGGTCAATATCAAATGGCGATTTCCATTCACACGAAGGACAATCCTCCTGCTGTTTTCTTTATTGAAAACGATGTGGCTGATAGGGTTATTAGGGGTAACTTTCTAAGTGTGATACTTGGTAAGTTGCGTCTAGACGGTATTCCTAACTTTTTCCACGCCATAGACATCGACCAAGGTAAGTAAAGTGAGCAGCAAACCAGCAGAATAAACTGGCAAACTGAAAGGAACAAACATGCAATCAGCCACCGATAAAGTGAAAGACCTTCTCACCGAATATGGTATCGAAAAACCAACAGTTACAATAGCGCACGACAACCGGCACATGAAAACTTATGTGCGAGTTTCTGGATTTGTCGGAGATACTGAATACCACTCAATGTCTGTGGCATTAGGAAACCCGAAAACTCCAGAAGAGCTTTTGGCTGGCATACTGGCACACCCGCTCCAGCGCGTTCACGATGAGAAAAACCCCACGTCTTAGGTGGGTCTTGAAGTTATGCGCCGACCGCTCTACCCGCGCTTTCCGTGCTTCTCAAGCGCCGTGATAATATCCCGGTATTCGGCCTGAACCTTCTCATCCTTGGTATACTTGGAAGTCCCCATGATGCTTTCAATGTAGGTCTTCCGGTCTTCCATAGCCGAGATCGGGTTGCCGCTTCCTGAGTTGAGTACGGTGGAAACAGGCGTTATTTCCCGCGCCATGTTGTTGAGCAGCTTCTTGAACTCGGCGCTATTGGCAATCTTTGTGCCGTCCGCCATGCGACCACCGAGGACGTTTTCACGCAGCTCTTCCGGCCAAGTCGCCAGCAGATTGTCGTTCACGTTGCTATTCAGCCGGTACTCACCGCCCCATTCCTGCCGCAGCTTGTCCTCGTTCTCCTTCGAGGTTGTGGCGTCAAACTCAGCAAGAGCAGCCGCATCGGCTTGACGCTGCTTGTAGTAGGATTCTAATACCTTATTGGCCTGAGCATTGGTCAGGTTTGCTTCCTGAAACTGCGGCAGCACCGCTTCCAAGACGCCCTTATCCTCGTCGCCGATAACGTAACCATCGCCAAGCTCAATCTTGTAATCCTTCACCTCAACCGGGATTCCGTTCTTCGAGCGCCAGTCTTTCAACTGCTCGTCAGTCGGCTTATCCGGCAGCGGCTCTACAAACTTCCCGCTGGACAGCTTCTTGTCCTGTTCGCGCAGTGCCTTGAAAGCGTCGTCAGGGCTGGAATACCGCTCAAGGCGCTTCAGGGTCTTCTCGCGTTCCTTCTCATCCGCGATGCTCTTGACGGCAGCAGTGCGCCAGTCGGTCGGCCAATAGCCCTTCTCAGGGTCGGCAACGGGAGGAGGCGCGTCTTTGGTCGGCTCGGCGTTGTCACCAGTGGCGGCAACAGTTCCGGCAGTCACCTTGTCAGGGCTTACGGTATCATCGGCAACGGCGGTGGTATCGTCAACAACAGTGGTATCGGTCATGTTTTGTTAATCTCCAGACTGATTAGCTTCGCAAGTTCTAGGGCTACGAAGCGACGCCCCATGAAAAAACAGTTGCTTTCGCTGTTTTCCGAAAAGAACGGAAGGTGAGCCTGCCCGAGTTTATTGACAATCAGGTCAATCACAAGCCGCTGCTGGTCGGCGTTCGCATTCCCGGCAGCCAAACACTTCACCGCCATAACCTCGTGCAACATAATCTCGCCCGTCCAGCGCGGGTCAGACGTGGGGATTGACGACTTCTTGACGACCTTAGCCACCTAACATTCCCCCGCCCTGTAGAGCCTCGCTGGCTTGGCCTATCTTGGCCGCAGCCTCCGCTCCCTGTGTCATCATGCCGAGAAGCTGCTGCTGCTGCTGGGCCTGTTGCTGGGCCTTCTGGGCAGCGTCTATTTCCTCGTCAGTGTTGATCCAGTTCGCCGGAGTGCCGAGGCCGTTGAGGCCGTCGCGCAGGGCTTCCTTGAAGTTAATAAGGCCAGAAGCAGCCGGGTAAAGCGGGATGCTGTTGGCAATAACCGCAGTTGCCTCTTGCAGACGTTGGCCCTTTTCGCGCTCAGCCCCTTCAGTAAGCGGGCTACGGAAGACGAAATGGATTTCCTTGTCCGACAACTCAGGCGGGACATTCTCTTGCGGATTGCCGAACGCACCGTTCGCGTCAAGCAGCGCGTCAGTCTGGTCAAGCAGCTTGCCGTTATACTCATGCTCCATAGGCTCAAACAGCGGCAAGGCGTTGCGGATGTATTGCTGAACCCGCTGGCTTGTCTCAAACGCCGTCATCTCTCTGGTCATCTGGCTGGGCGGAAGGTCAATCTTGTCGAGGAAGAAGGCCGAGCGCAGGGAAGATTCTGTCTGGCTCTTAATCTCCAAGCCGTACTGAAGGCCGGACTTATCAACCGGAATAGGCCGGAGAGCTTCGCCAAGTCGCTCATCATAGTCCCGGTCAATGAAGGTAATTCCGCCAGAGTAGAGCCTAACATCACTGGACAGCGTACCCTCTTGAGCAATCATAGCCGGGTCAATCGACTTCTCGCCAGCTTCAAGCAGGATAAGCGCCATAGATTGCAGCAGACGCGCATCAGGAAGGGCGCACACGGCAGCCGGAGAAACGGCGTATTGACTTCCGCTAATCGTCTGCCAGCGCGGAATGACATAGCCAAGGATAGGACGGCCAGTCTCCTCAAGCACAGTCTCGTTATCGGTGTCGATATAGATACTCATCCACTTGTGCTTGCTCTTTTTGTCGCCGCCGTAGTTTTCAGCAGGCACAACGATGTGCATCACACTGACTTCGCAATACGGGTCTTTCTCGGCCTTTTCCTTGAGCTTTGACGAAGCGGTATTTTTGAACATCGCCACCAGCTCACCGGCCATTATCTTGCACTTGCGGAACACGCGGTCGATTGAACCGTAGTAGTCTTCTAACCAGCAAACATCGCGCAAATGCCAGCAGCGATACAGGATTGTGTTACTCTTGAGGTTCATCTCAAGGCTGATTACGCACTGCCCGAAGTTGGTAAAGTCGCGGTCGCCCTCTTTCGTGGCGCGGCTCAGGCAAGCCAGAGGGTCATAGATTGCCCGGCGAATGGCCGAGGCCCGCTTTTCGAGGTATCCGCGCACTCTGGGATTCTCGTCGTCGTCTGTGTTAGTGCGATAGGAGAACCAGTCTTTATCACGCGGCCTGAGCATCCCGGAGAACGTGTTGCCGAGGTCACGCGATACCAGAAGCGGGTAAGAAGTTGTCAGGTGAGCAGCATAGTCAGCACCGATATTGCGAACCAGCGTGAAGTCGGCCCGCTCGCAGTAGAAGTTTTCGGCAATCTCCTGCCACATGGACAGGATAGGGCTGCGCTTACTGAATTGGCTATTGCCGAGGTTAACCAGCTTCTCGATATGCGAAGGATAGCTCATTAGGAACCGCCTAGCGTTGTGGCTCCAGCGGTCGATGCAGTGCCGGCGTATCCAGACGATAGCTGAGTTGACTTCCGCCCGCCTCTCATCATCTGGTCAGCGATAGCGCGGCGACGGGCGGCAGTTACGGCTGCATCGTCAGGCGTTGGCATGACCGGAGTTTCTTTTAAGGCAGGTGTTTTAGGCGCAGAGAAAAGACCACCCATGTTCAGCCCCGTTTCTTTTTGTTGTTATGGCCGAGGATTATTGTCGGATTATTACCTAAATTCCGCTTATTTGCAAGCCACGTCTGCCCGTCGCTCGCCATACGGGGGCCAGACGACCACGCCAGACACACCGCGTCGCCCCTGTCAGGCGAGCGGCCGAGCTTGTCAACCACGTCTTCCTTGCCCTCAACCTTGATACCGCGAGGTGTATATTCGTAGGTTGGAGCAGTCAAATCAGATAGCAGCGCGGGGTCTTCAGGCAGCGATACAGGGCTTCCGCCCGGTTGGCTAGGGTCAAGCGCCTCTCGGAACCGCCACAAGACCTGAGAACGCTTGTTGTAGAACCCAAACTGCCCGTCCGCCGTGCGGCCAGTCGCAGCCTCGGCTCCCTTATACGCGGTCACGGGTATGTTGTTATTGCGGATTTCGCGCATTGGCAGATTTCCATAGCCCCCGCCAGCGTCAATCACCACCTCGGAGTTATCTTTGCGGATGGACATTACGCGACCGCCGATGCCCTCCCCGTTGGGGGTTTCGCTGCCCTTTAACTCAACGAGCGTATCATACCACCCGTCATGCCGCGGCGCGATGATGGTGCTATCTTTTCCGCCCCCGCCGCAGTCAACACCGATAGCGCACTGCGGCACGGCGACCGGCGGCCTTGGCGTCCACCTGCTTTGCGCGGCTATAACCCAAGA